CGTGTCTTGACTACTGAGATCAGGCACAGGGATATGATTGCCAAGAAGATTCGTATCAGCATATCGCTGTGAAAATTCTTGAAATGTGAAGGACCTATGGCGAAGTATCTGAGCCGCCAGTCCACGAGTGGTGTTGATCTCCAAGGTCATGTGTGCCTGCTCAAAGACACTCCAGTGACCATGCTCAATACAATATGCAAGCAGTCTTTCCACCTTAGGATTATCTTGGTTATTCGGATTGCTTACACGAGCAATGTAACCAATAGTTTTCTCTGCATCAGGAGTGATGGAGATCAAACATACTTTAGATGAGGAAATTTCAAGGGGGAGATTAGTCATGCTTAAAAAGAATCTTGGCAAGGAGGAATAGACCGAATGCTTTGAAGTAACCGATGGTAGCGAGACCAAACAGTCCAGGCATCAACCAATTCCAGAGTAACATAAGTACGGCAGGAAGGCAAATGAATCCAACAAGCATTCCCAAAGCAGCAGCACCAGTTGCTATGTTAGCAGCCTTCTCTGCCTCTTCCTGCTCTTCCTTAGTTTTATTTGAGATGTCTTGGATCTTCTGTTGAAACGCTTGCTTAGCGTTGAAGTAAACGTCGTCAGTCATTTCTTTTTCTTGTTACTAGCGGACCATAATTTAGGATTGCGATTGCCATCAGTCCATTCCATCTTCTTCATTACATGACCAAACATGTCATAGTATGCATCGAAGATGTCGGATCTCATGCCCATCACAATATCATGCCAAGTCTCTCCATTACTTTTTTCTAAAGTGAGTAGATAAGAGCTGTTGGGGAGAGACTTATCTTTAGCATCAATCGGGGAGCAACCAGTTTTAATAACTCTTACACCATACGAATTGATGATATCCATTTGGGTGTCAGTTAACATTAAGAGCGACCACCCCACTCAATAGATGGGAATGCTTCTTTAACAACAGTGTGAGTAACACGAAACTTCTTGTGCAGACTCTTGTTGATTGCTTTTACCAGGACTTCTGCCTCACTCTCATGAAGTCCTTCCAGCATCTGAAGAAACATATTCTCGATCTTCATCTGACTAAGAGTATCTTCACCACCCTTGAAGAAGCGATAGAGTTTCTTATACTCCTGCTCCAGGATAGTGTGCTCTGTGCCCTTAGGAGCATCGTTAGGACGGTAGGGGACCTCTTCTCCCAGAGGGACCCGAGGGACCACACTATCATCGAAATTGATGATGAAGATAGTGCGGAGTGCAGGCGTGTTATTGTCCTGCAGGACCTTGATTTTTTCTGCTTTTGTCTTGGCGCTGTGTGCTTTCTGCAGCACTTCGGAAATTAGTAGTTTCATTTCAAAACTCAGTAATGTGATCTAGCATTTCATTCAACGCATGTTTCATGAAATAGGGATACATCTTGCCCCGTGCAGGGGTCTCTGTATTCTCAAACGTATTTATGATGTTGTTTGTAACCTCTGTTGGGATACAATCAAAATCAATTAGGCGTTGATTCCTATGATAGTTAGCAAGTAACTCTTTAGTTGTGCAGAAATCCATTGTATCCTGCTCAACCCAACGTGCAAGTTTGATCTTGGACATTGGTCGCTGACGTTTGTTAGCAACAAAGGTGTCATCATCCGAGAGGAAGTTGGGGATACCATCAGAGCGATCACCTTTCAAGATGTGCTCAAGCATATATGCTTTAGGATCCTCACACTGGATAAACTTCTTCTGAATAGGATTGTATTGACTTACAAACTTATACTTCTGAAGTTGTTGGAAGTCTTTATCACCCGAAAGGATCAGGACTTTCTGGGGAGGTTGCATATTATTCTGCAACCGAATGTTTATATGACCTTGCTCTTTTACAAGAGTGGCAATGATGTCATCCGCTTCAGCACCATCAACCTCTACAACTTTGTAAGGTAGATGATCTCGGATCTCATCCCGAATCATATTCAAGACTTCAAAGATTTCATTCCAGTCTAGATTGGACTTCTCTCGGTCTTTCTTGCGAGTCCCCTTGTAGAAGGGAAACTCCCTGCGTCGCCAGTAGTGCTTGCTGTCATAGCAAAGGACCAATTCACCGTAGTCTTTGTAAAACTTATTGCGATAAGATCGCAGGGAGTTTAAGACCATGTGGCGAACCAGTCCTTCGCTGACATTTGTGACCGTGGTGGTCAAGGAAACCATCAGGTTGCTGATGCAAACCTGATTCATATCAACAAGGATCATCAGACCTCAATCATCTTCGTCATCCATCATATCATCTTCATCGGTGATCCGCAAGTAAAGGAGCTCAGAAGGATCAACATATTCACCATCCATCTGCATCTCTGGGTGCATTACAACTGCAGCATACTCAGCCCTCTCCTTCCACTCATCAAAAATCCCCTTGAGATTCCATGACGCCATGAAACCCAAGAGGAATGATCCGATGGTAAGGAAGAAAGCGATGTAAAGAAAACTTAGGTCTGCCATAACGCCTCTCCTTTATGTATTATTATTTAGTTGCCTTTTTCTTACGTCCAGGCTTGCGATCAGCATGGTATTTCCAGGCATCTTCAAGTATACCATACAAATAGTTTCTGATCTTCCGTGCTTTTGGTTTGGGAATGTGACCATATGCTTCTCGGACTGTTTTGTCTCCGCCCTTAATGTAGTCATCTAATTCCTGCACGGTGTCACTCAACTCTGCAGCAGCAGGTGACTCGATAAATTCATTGACTTCACGACGGGTCCAGTTACCCATCTTCAAGTAAGAATACATGTTAAAAAGAAATCGATTGTTAACCATTGCTTCATCAATAGCACGATCAACAATCGAATACAATTCAGTCAGGGTAGTGTCTTTCATCAAAGAAGTTGTTGATCTCGCAAGTATTTAACAGTGTCGGTGCATCCACCTACCTTTCGACCACCAATGATGACCTGAGGAAAGGTAGCACCTTGTCCAAACTCTTTATAAAACTGCTCCTTAGTGAAGTTAGTTCCAAGAGTGTATTCAGCATACCCCCATCCCTTTGATTTGTAAACCTCTTTAATCTTGGTGCAGAAGGGACAACCTGCACGAGTATAAATTGCCGTTGATCTAGGTGCGTTTGCCATATCTAATCAAGTGAGAAAAAAAGGGACCCGAAGGTCCCAAGAGCATCAGATTCCGTCTGTATTATATATCAGAAAGAATACTTCACACCCACCTTGGTGCCGTAACCACGGTCAACACCTGCTTGACCGCTACCAACGAAGGAAACTTCGCCGTAGAGACCGAGGTTGTCGGTAGCAGCAACGCCGATGCCTGCCTTACCCGAAGGCACGGTATCCACAGCGCCACCATCAGGGGAGACGACAGTAGCACCTGCTTGGACGTAGTAAGAAGCAGCACCACCAATAGGACCTTCATAACCGACATGGAGATCGGTATTGGTGCCAGTGTAGTTGGAGCCAGTGAAACCAGAGTTTGCCTCTACGTTAACGTAGGGACCTGCAAGGGCAGCAGCGGGAGCGAATGCGAGAGCAGCAGCAGCTGCGAATGCGGTTTTGATCATTGTTTTTAATCCTCGTAAATTTTACTTGTGGAATGGTTACCCACAGATGGCAGGGACTTCGACGGGTCCCGTTTGTTACAAGTCGCAACGTGGTGTCGCGACCATGTATATATACTAGCACAATGTCAGATTTTGTCAACCGTGTGACAGTTGGAGATCTGACAACGGAGAGGGTGGGATTCGAACCCACGGAAGCTTTCACTTCGCTAGTTTTCAAGACTAGAGCCTTAAACCACTCGACCACCTCTCCAGGTATGGTGCTAGATATCCTCCATGTATTTGAAGTTTTCATTGAGATCATAGTGCAACTTGTGCTTCTCTGTCAAGACATAGTATCCTATGATCTCAAGTCCATCGCAAGAGAAACCGTATCCTCTTACGGTTTCTTCAATGCCATCAATCCGAAACTTCCTGTCCCCCCGAAGGTAGTGGTGATACCTCTGGTCCAGATTGATCATTTGTTTCTCCCGAATCTTTAGATAGCATATCACGGATTGCAGACATATCTTCTTCCGTAAGATTATCTATAGAATCTCCTTCCTCCTCGCGAGGATCTGTTACGAGATTTTGCATCTTGGCAAGGTCATCTACCAGTTGCTTGTCTGGTTTCCATGCAGCACCCTGAGGTTGATAATCAAGATTCTTTACAGTAGCAAGGTTGCTACTCCAATACCTCTTCATTTTCTTGAGCATTTTCTTCCGACCCTTTGGATCATCTTTGTATTGCTCAATCACTCTGCGAAGCATACGCAACTCACGAGTGGACTTCTCCAGAGATCTTTCTGCTGCAGAGTCACTCTTCTTCCCAAAACCTGACATACTTATGTTGCCTCTGTAATAATGATTCTAAACTTGAGTCTATCTTTATTTCTGTCGGAGCAGAAATACCAATAGGGAGAGTTAGTATTGTGAGACTCTTGGTATATAGCCTCCTTTACGCTCCTCTTCACGTTATCGTTTCTCTCATACCATCCAATGAGTTTTCTATTAGGTTTCTTGAATGATCCCTGATAGTCGGGATAGTATGGAGACTGTGTGTTATCTTCCAGTGCTTTCTCTCTTGGAGGTGGCCATAGAAGATCGAATGTCATCCCCTCAGAATATCCTCTACCAGGATTGATAACATCAATGACATTGATGATTGCTTGCCAGTAGTATTTTGTCCGAGAGAATGATTCCCCAGCTGGGTGGGCAGGATAGAAAGTAATACCTATCCTAACCTTTGCTGCAGCAGCAGGATTACCTGCTCCTTGTAGTGCGTCACCATCTAAAACATAATCATGAATGAAGGTGCAGGGTGCATAGAAGTTAGCACTTCCAGGTCCATTTGTCCAGTTGTTAGAAAGGGCATTCAGATAACTGGTGGAATCACTAACAGATCCCTGTGCCAACTCATACCATGGGAGGTATCCCTTAGCATATGCTGTGGGGATCTTTTCTCTAATAGCACCGCTACCTGAGAGATTGAGATTATCAAATCGAGTGACCAGATAATTCTCAAGGAGTTGATTATAGCATCCTGTGAGTGCTCTGTAAACATCTGTGGGCAGTTGTCCCAATTCATATTGATCCAGAGACTGTGGAATGTAACCAGTATCAATGTATCCACCATCAATGTTGGGCATGAATCTATTCTGCTTGTCGCGACGATGCCCACCCATATTCGCAGGAGTATTTTGTAGTGTCCCATGCATGGATACTCTCGCTCCACCAACCCATACCAAGGTATAGGGATGCTGGTTGAGATCATCGTCATCCACATACCATGCCTCTGTGCTAACAGATCCAGGTTGCCATTCAGATCCTGCTCTGTTGTATGGTTTGAATTGCATTGCCATACTGGTGATGGCACCCGCAGAAGTTGTATTTGGGTTTAGATATGGACTGCTTGTATATGTGCCGAATTCATCATCTGTAGCAACTGTTGTGAGGTTGATAGAGAATTGAGAATCAAAGACACCAGTAGATGTGTTATAGAGAGCAAGCGAAGGTGAGATCGATCCTGTGTGAGGACCAGTTACCAACTCAACAAACTCGAATGACAAAGTATCACCAGCACTCAGATTGATATCCGAGTCATTGATATCTTGACCAATCGCTGGCCAATACTGTGCTACCCAGTCCCCCTCATAAATTGTAGACCCATTCTTCTTGAATCTAAACTTGAATCGGATGCAACTAGATTGCAATCCTCCAGTAATGCCACCCATAGAAACAATTCTATAGGTGCCAGCATTAGGAGCAACATATGACTGAGTATCATTCTGTCTGATCGTATAAGCACCCGTGCATTTGCGACACTCCCAATCAGTATCCTCGGAAAGGATTGTTGGTTTAAGTGCTCCACAATCTGCTCGGCCAATAGTCACATCCTTGAAAGATTTCTCTAGAGATCTATCATCACACCCTGGTGGTTTGAGTGTCCTATACACAGGAGGAGGTGCTTGCTCGTCAAACACATAGCACTGAATACCCTCCAGATAATATCCGTTGCTAGTCCATTGGACTTTATGCCAGAATTTCAGGTCATCATAATCATCATCACCATTGATGAGGTCTTCCCACATCTGTTTGTTTCTTCCCTTCCACTTAGTCTGGTCCTTGTCACCAGGATTCCATCTATTGTCGGAGAAGAGACAGTAATTGCTTTGTGCTGTGGAGATACCGTTGCCACGGAATCCATCACTCTGAGCAGAGAAAGTGATCTGCTGACCTTTACTCAAACTATTCTGTCGGGCACCATCAGGGATCAGGAAGAATCCCATGCTACCACCCTTATAATTCCTCAGTTGTGATGCTGGAATAGTTACTCGGTTAATGTTTGTCCCTGACTTTGCAGATTTAACAATGACATATCCAACCTGAGGACCATTCTTATCAGCAAGATAGTATCCCAAAGCATTATCATAACCAGCACTACCCTTCTCAGTGTCTGTAGTTACAAGTATGTCTGCATTGATCTCACCCTTGGGAATCCTATATGCATTCCTTCTCTTGAGAGTCTGAGGAAAGTCCCAAAGGAATTCAGGATCGATCGTATACATGTGATCAGATCCATTGTAAAAGCGATAGAGCGCCTCGCCCTGCTCATCATCTCCCATGTAGGAGATCATGTCAGACCCCTTTGTAAAGGCGTATCCAAGCACTGCTTGGAATTGCATACCAGCAGCATTCATGGTCGCCCTCTCGCCGCTTCCAGGACCGTCTGGCTGCCCTGGGTTGGTCGTTATGAATCCATCGCCAGCAGAGTTGAGGTAATAGAAGACAGGGACGGTTACGGGGTTGTCTGGATCGGGTGAAATAGGATCCTTGAGGATGTGGAATGCAGGATCTCCACTGCCAGTAAGACTATAGGTATGCTTACCGCCACTGTAAGTCTCATACACAGGCAGTCTGGTGGGGAAGCAATTCTTCACGCAAACT